CTCACCATTTTCATAATCATCATTAATATAAATAATTGCAGCATAACGTATTGATGGATCTGTATGCTGATCTGTATGTGATTTTAGCTCTACCCCTGGCTGCATTCTTTGTATTGTAGCAAGACCACTAAGCATCAGTGTGTCGTCTGCTTCTGTTACAAGAGAGGCAAGTCTTTTATAAAAAATACGATATTCTGGGTGTTCACTTACATTTAGATTTTTGTCAGACCAATTTTGTGTTATTTCAAACTTTCCTTCAGCCACAAGATTTTCTACATCATCCCTACCAAATTTTTCTAAACAAAAACTTTTTAGGTTAGCTAAATATTCTACTTCCCAATCTCCCTGTGAAGCAGAGTTTATTTGATCAAAAAGAAACTCTAGGTCCTCATCTGTTAAAAAATTTTCAATAGATACTAGCTCATCCGTAATTTCTTCAAATGCTACCTTATTTTTCTTTAAAATTTCTTTTAGCTGATTAATCATTGTTGTCTTGCCCCACCTTATATTTATTGCCATCCATATCTATTTTATACCCGTCTTTAAGCAAATCTTGCCATTCTTTTCTTTCGATCTCTTGCTTTTCTCTAATCTGTTTCATTTCATCTGCCCAGGCATCTCTAACTTCTTGTGGATATGCATCTTCCTCACGGTCATCCCAAAAAGATCCTATTGTATATCTGACTCCAGACTCAATTAATGTTACTTCATGCATATTATCGAAGCCGCCATCAAATGCGGCAAGCATCCCAGTCTTTGGTGCTATTTCTATATTCTGCTTTGGAAATTTTAACAAACCTCCAGAAAAATCATCATTTAAATAAAGAAATGCAGCATATCTACTTCTTGCAAAAGGACCGCTATTTCCATGCTCATCTGTATTATCTGAGTGTATTCTTGCATATGCTCCTGGTTCCCACTTTTGCGTATGATATCCTATTTGAACAACTGTTTTTGGATCTATTTCGTGAACAGATGCAACAGCATTGATAAAACCTTCTTTAATTTTTGAAAATATGTCTGATGGCAAATTTTCTTCTAAAATTTCTTTGTCGCCATCTTGTGGGAGAATTGATGAATATGACTCATAGAATGAGATGGGCATCCAGGTCATAGCTTCGTTATTGGCAGCCTTGTCTAATACATTAATTATTTTCGCAGATTCTTCTGGCGTTATAAAATTTTCATATACTACTATATCTTTTGTAAGTCTAGTCTTATTATTTAAATTTACCATATATTACTCTCCAATAAGATTATACCATAGCTCATGGCTTATCCTTATGTGAAAGGATTGTCCAAAAAAATGGCACAGTGTATCTAATACCAGAAATAATTGGAGTCACTCCATGTATATAGTTCATGTCTCCAGGGAAAAAGTATGCAGCTCCTGCTTTTGGCTTAAACTGAATTCCTTGATTTGGAAAATACAATTCCCCGCCTTCGTAGTCATCATTAATATAAAAAAGACCAGCTATGTCATAATATGGAAAATCATTTGGCTTTCCAGCATCTGGTCCAGTATGAAGTTCTTTGTCGGCATGTGGCATTTGCAGTTGTCCTGGCAGCCAGCGAACCATTGCTGGACTAGTAGGAAGTGCATCAACTCCAAAAAACTTATCTACCTCAATTTTTAACCTAGCAACCATTCCTTCAATAATTTCTGGGACCTTTGGATCTGTTTTTTGAATAGTGGGGTATGTGGCAACACGATTTGCCCAATAGCCAGCATCATATATTACAGTTCCATTTTCGTTATAATGTGTTTCAGTAATATCCCATTGGTCATTATTTCTAATAAAATTATTTAAATATGACAACTCTTCTTCTGTCATAAAGTTTTCTAGGGCAACAATGTTATCTGGGGATGATCCAAAAAATCCAGATGGAGTAATAGAAACCCTATCAACAGAATTTTTATTAGCTAAATTTTCTACCATAATTTCTTTTTCAGTCATATTTTCTCCTTTCCCAAACCTCATTTAAGTATACACCACCATTGGGAACCCTGTATTTTCTTGAGTTTTCCATATTTTTCTTTATTAAAGATTGCATAGAATGATCAAGTTCATACTCTGACTCCCAGTCTTCACGTTTAAATGGAATCATTTGTGCATATGGAGTTCCTGCAGGCAAAACCCCAGTCCATCCTTCTTGAATAAAAAATGGAAAAGTTCCTGGTAAATTAACTTTATCATTATCAATAATGCCACTAGTAGTTAAAAATGGTAAATCAAATCTTTGAAATGGTTGAGCATATAAGACACTATATCCATTTGGTGTTGCTACTGCCCAATCTGGATACCATGCAAAATGTTTTTTATAATACCCCTTTGGATGCTCAAACTGTGGCATTGGAGTTCTAAACTGAATAAAATCAGCGTATCTTGGGTCGGAGACTTTTGCAGAAATTTCATTATTTTGATCAAGAAAAAATTCAATGTCACATGGTGTTCTATAAACATATCCACTTATAAAAATATCATATATGGCTGGACATGCTTTCCATGTTGGAATTTTTCCTTTATCTGGACCAATGATATATTGTCCATTTGGCATTTTTGCATACCTATCTGCTGTCTTATACCATTCTGGTAAACTTTTAGATACTGGCTCTGGGGTTGAATGATCATTTTTAGATAGCCATGGCCGATTTGCCATAAATTTAATTTTTGGCATTATTTGTTACCTTCATTATAATTTTCTTAGCCTCATGCTGTCCTAATGGATCGCCATTGTGATCAATGGCATCTCTATAAAAGTGTGTCCATTCTCCCTTTGAATTTAATTGTTGACTTACCTCTCCACGCTCTCTCATTCTAGTATTCCATTTATTATCTTCATATTCTGGCCTACCATTACGAACCTCCAACTCATGCGACTGAATATCTGTTAGTGATAATGGTAAAATGGCTGCCACAGGAGTTCCTGCTGGAATTGTTATTTCAATATTTGGTTCAGTAATCATCCAAGCTATTGGTAAGTCGCTTGCCAATACAGAACTACTAATTAATGTAGACATACACTGAGCACCACGAATAAACTGATTTGGAACTGGCATTGTTAAAAGACTTAAATTTTTACCGCTTTCTTCAACAAAAGTAAGATCCGTATAAAAACTAATTGTTCTATTTCCACGATTTGGATGGGCATACTTAGAACCAGAAAGAATTTTTACGTGATCTGCACTTGAATCATTAATGCCATCCCAAATAAAAGTGATATCTTCTGGATATGAAATACCCCAGCCTAGCCTATTTGATAATGACACTGGAAAACACTGATATGCATGTCTGTCAAAAGTTATGTCCATCCAGTCACGGTGCATCGGCAATTGGTCTATTGATGCATATTGACCAGAAGTATAAGCAAAAACTTTTGGCATTAGTAACCAGTCTCCTGATAAAATTCTGGACGATGATACTTGTCTGAATAATCCAACATTGTTACAATTGAATATTTTGTTCCGCTATGAACTGGCATAGCACGGTGTGGATACATAAAATTAGATGGGAAAACAAATAGGTCTCCAGCCTTTGGCTTTATATTTAAATTTTGTAGCCTAAAGTAAAGCTCTCCGCCCTCATAGTTATCGTTAGGATATGCAACCAAAGACACTACACAATTATAAGAAAATCCATTGTCAGAGTGCTCTTGGAAGTGCTGTCCTGGGCCATATTTTACATAGTTCATAGCTTCCCAATACCTAAGCTCTCCAATATTATGAACTCTGCAGTAATGTTTTACAGCCTGTAATTGTCTGAAATATACATCATCCCATAGTTGTTGAAGTTTTAAAGAAGCCTTGCTTTTATGATGCTGAATATCTGTTTTCTTATATTTAAAATCATAGCAATCACGGTATTCTGGCATCCTCATGGCATATCCAACCATAGCCTCTGTATAGCTATATGGGTTAGTAGGGTCGTTTAATACAGACTCTAGCCTTTCAATAATGTTCATTGATTCTGGCAAAACGTCTCTAAATAATAGAATTCCGCTGCCCAAATCTTCTATTGATGACCAAGTTATTTCATCAATTTTATAAAAATTTTGTATTCTATTTTGAATATCTTCTTGTGCACTCATATTTTCCCCTAATAGTATATTTTATTCATATCTTCTTGACGATAATTAAAGTTTCTTAGTCCTCCACGATTATTATAATCAGTCATAATTACAATAGAGTACTTTGTTCCGCTAATCATGTCATTTGATGCATGCTCATAGATATATGTTGATGGGAATACCATAACATCGCCTTTTTTAGGCTTTAGTGTTAGATTAAATCTTGGAAAGTAAAGTTCTCCACCTTCATAATTATCATTAACATATGCGACTACAGAAACTGTTGTGACATATGCTGGCCCATGGTCTGCATGTATTTTAAAGTGGGTTCCTGGGCCATCATATTTAACAAAGTTAAAAGCCTCAAAAAAGTTAACTCCAACACCCCAGTACATACCATAGTCGTCAACATTAGGCTTAATTGCACGAAATGCTATTTCATGCATGTCGTATAGTTGTGAGTTATGCTCGTCTCTAGGACCAAGATTATTAGAACTTACTTTGAAATCAAGGCACTTACGAGCTTCTTCAAGCACACTGTCTGCTTCCGTAACCCTGGCACCCTGCCAGGAATACTTTGTTTGTCCATTTAGATTGTTTTCTAATGTTTCAATAATATAATCGCATGTTTTCTCATTAATTGCACGATTATATACATTTATGCCTAATCCTGGATTTGTTACTAAAATACCGCCCTGAGTCAGTCTTTCTGACATCCTATTACTATCTGTTTCTGATCTATCTTTTGTTAGCCAATTATTTACCATAAATAAATTATAGCACAAAGCCCAGAGACCATATCTCTGGGCTTTGTTTTATTATATTATCTTAGAAGAACTTTTTATTTCCAGCTCCACCTTGGAAGCTTGGGAACCATGGTGGGAAGAATGGTGGGAAGAATGGTCCAAATGATGGGAAGTATGGTGGGAAGAATGGGAAGAATGGGAAGAACGGGAAGAATGGCGGGAAGAATGGGAAGAATGGGAAGAATGGTGGGAAAAACGGCGGGAAGAATGGGAAGAAAGGTGGGAAAAATGGGCTAAATGTTGTAATGCTTTGGGAGTTAGGAGAAAATGCACCATCTCCATTAGCATTGCTTGCACGAACCTTGTATGTTTGAGAGGTTCCACCTTCCTGTGTTACTGTAGCGGATGTAACGTTAGCAGCAACGTTTGCACTTTTGTTGTCGCTACTTTCCCAGCGATATCCAGTAATTGCCTTACCACCATTATTTGGAGCAGACCAAGAAATAGAGTCCTGGTTGACTACAGTAGAAGAAACTGATGGAGCTGAGGGAGCAGCTGGAACAGTTGTAGGAGTTACAGTTGCAGCAGAAGAAGCAGCAGAAGTACCAGCATTATTAGTAGCAGTTACTGTAATAGAATACTGTACGTTAGAGGCAAGACCAGTTACAGTAATTGGAGAAGATGCTCCAGTTGCTGTCCTAGTTGTCTGACCAGAGGCAGTAGCTGTTACTGTATAAGAAGTAGCTGCTGGAGAGTCGCCAGGCAAAGAAAAAGTAACTGTAGCAGCACCGTCATTAAATGCTCTGCCAGTTCCAACGTCAGTAGCGGATACGCTTGTTGGTGCCTTTGGTTCTAGAAAGTCATTTGATGCCTGTGACCTTCTACCAGGTCTTTTTCCTACTGCCATGTTCTATTTTCTCCTTAATATTAAGATGCAAGGTCTCCGAATGCTACCCAGGTATTTGCAGCTCTCTTAAAGAGAGTTACAGAAGACCACTGAGCACGGAGGTTTAGGCCTGGTGTTGCATTAACTGTTACGCCAGCAGCACCAGCAATCGATACACCACCAGTATTTGTTCTTAGAACATCTATTGATGTACCAATTGGGAAGTTTGTAGTAGAATCTGCTGGAATTGTAACTGCAACTGCAGAACCACCAGTGTGAGATACTTCAACAAGTCCATCTCTAAGTGAAAGGCCACCAGTAGACAAGTTATATGCTGCAGCAACCTGCGTTATAGCTGTACGTGATGGAACACCTTCCTTTGTCTGAGTTCCGTCAGAAAACGCAACGCCTGAGCTAGCAGTAACCAATCCAGAGAATGTTGGGGCAGATACAACAGAAATTGTTGCACCAGTTTTGTCAATGTTTGTTCCAGCAATAATTGCTTCTGAAGCATTAAACTGTGCGTAGGTTACTTCAGTTGTTCCAATAGTAATTGTCCCAGTTGTGCTTACAATGAAGCCCTTAGAGCCATTAGTTGAACCAGATGTTACGAATGTAAAGTCACCATTTGCCAACTCTCCTGCAGGGCTATTATCTGCATCTGTTGCACGAGTTACAACCCATGGTGCTCCAGCACTTCCAACAGCAGTTATGGTATAAATACCATTTTCTTTTGCGTCTGTTTGTGCACGGAGAAGAATTCTATTACCAACAGAAACGGACACGCCATCAATTGTTCCAATTGAACCATTTGCGGATGCTGTAATGGTTGCACCTACACCATTAGTTCCATTGTTATATGTACCAGCAAGGTTACCAGCTGTTGCTGCAGCTACTGGCTGGTGGAAGTTAATTCCTGCTGCCAGACCATCAACATACTGCTTTGTTGCTGCATGTAGGTCTGATGTAGGTGCTCCAGAAAGAGTTAGTGCCCCTGTTAGGGTTCCACCAGAAAGATTTAGTTTTGCATCTAATGCAGTCTGTGCTGCAGTAGATACTGGCTTATCGGCATCGGATGTGTTGTCTACGTTGCCAAGTCCTACGTGGGACTTAGTTACACCAGATACAGTTCCCGTGAATGTTGGATCAGCCGTTGGTGCCTTAGCATTAAGCTGTGTCTGAATATCTGATGTAACGCCATTCAAGTATCCAAGCTCTGTGTCAGATACAGAGCCAATGCTTGTTGTAGATGGAAGGGTTACTGTTCCAGTAAAAGTTGGCCCAGAAAGTGGGGCATAGGTTGAAGAGGCTGTAGAAGAAGCAAGCTTTCCATCTATCTGTGTTTGAATGTCTGAAGTAACTCCGTTAAGATAAGAGATTTCTGTATTGCTAACATCGCCAATAGAAGTGGTGCTTGGTAGAACCACAGTTCCAGTAAATGTTGGAGAGGCTTTTGGAGCTTTTTCTGTTTCAAGATTCCCTGTTGTTGTTTCTAGTCCAGAAACATCTGATTGAAGATTATCAATATCTGTTTCTGCTGTTGCTAAAGAGCCTTGAACCCCAGATACAGTAGTTTCTAAAGTATTTAGGTCATTTGTTAATGTTGTAATATTTGTTTCTGCTGTACCCAAATCTGTTGTGAGATCACTGACAGCAGATGATACGGTACCTACAGAAGTAAACAGGTCTCCATAAGATGTGTTTAAATCAGCAATATCTGAGGTTATGTCAGTAATATTAGTATAGAAGTCAGGATCGTCTGAGATTGCTGCAGCAAGCTCATTAAGAGTATT